GTCTCTCTGTGTTGCTGTCTATGATTCAATATAGCAAAACGGGCAGATGATGTCAACCTTTTTATGCCATCTGTCTTTCTTTTGTAGTTACCCAATGGACGAGTTGATCTATTTCTTCGCCATTCAGAAACCAACGCTTGGAGCCATCTGCCCCTTCATATGCCGGCCCATCTTCACGATGTCGTTTGCCATTCAGCCACCATGCTTTGGAGCCATCTGCCCCTTCATATGCCGGCCCATCTTTGCGGTGACGTTCGCCATTCAGATACCATTCTTCGGTGCCATCTGCGTATTCAATTGCCGGTCCATCTTTCCGGTGACGTTCGCCATTCAGATACCATAATTTGGAGCCATCTGTCCCTTCAACTGCCGGTCCATCTTCACGATGTCGTTTGCCATTCAGATACCATAATTTGGAGCCATCTGCCCTTTCATATGCCGGCCCATCTTTCCGGTGAAGTTCGCCATTCAGATACCATTCTTTGGAGCCATCTGCCTCTTCATATGCCGGCCCATCTTCACGATGTCGTTTGCCATTCAGAAACCAACGCTTGGAGCCATCTGCCCCTTCATATGCCGGCCCATCTTCACGATGTCGTTTGCCATTCAGATACCATTCTTTGGAGCCATCTGCCTCTTCATATGCCGGCCCATCTTCACGATGTCGTTTGCCATTCAGATACCATTCTTTGGAGCCATCTGCATGTTTAATTATGTTAGGTCGCGTAGAGAACATCTTCACCTGTCTAGATGCTGGGACGATCACGATTTTCGTCCATGTCCTTCCGCATTCTCGCTTTGGCGACGGCTTCTTCTTCGGGAGTCATCGTCTTATTTTGTGATAGTCGCAGAGCATGGAGTTCTTCAGGACTCAATCGTGTGAGTACATCTGCATGTGCATTTTGTAGGCGCTTGATCTCGTCAAGATATCCATCAGGCTTGTTAGCATTCAAACTACCGATACGACCTTCAATAGTGAGGATGTACCCTTGGTTCACGTTAGGCTGAAACTTAGTCTCGCGCATTTTAATTTCCTTTTATCGCGTTAAAAACTGAATTTTGTAGGTCGGCTGCTTCTTCATGAGAGAGGTAGAAATCCGTATTCGGATCCCAGTAGTGTCCTTCTTTAGGATCGTAATAAGCTACCCGACCATTCGGATAGAAGAAAGGACCTTCAAGTCCCTTGCGAGGTTGATATTTAGAACGAAGTTCGTCAGAAAGAGCAAAAGTTTTATAACCCATGTCCGACTCCTTGAACTCATCTTATGATTCATAATAGCAGGGTAGGTTGCCGATGTCAACCGTTTTTATGCGATTAAGGCAGGATATATCTTTCCTGATTCTTCATCACGAAGAAGCCGGACACTGTTGACCTTCATGACCGTTTGATTGGTGTAAATGACTACTTCTTTCTTGAGTTGGCTTTCGCTCATCACTTCAAGTAGTTCTTTGAGTTTACCGAGAGTCACTACGCACTTCCTCTGTTCAATCTCTATTATCTAGTATATCAAATGGGTAACCGATGTCAACCGAAAAAAACGTTTGATCCTATTTAAATTTCAATTTCCCAATTTTTAATTTCGTAAAAATCTAGGTCATCTCTGTTGCGGTAATAGAAATATCCCGAAACAACAATCTCCTTCTTGATGATAGAATCCCAGACCGGAAGTAAGGAGTTTTTGCGATCAACCTTGAACAATACACGATTGTCCCGATCATCTGAAAACCAGTACTCTATCATCCTATCTTTATCCTTAAGGTGATTTCTAAGACTTTTTATGAACCTTAACGAAGCTTTGGTCCTAGGCTCTGCAATTTGGCCTGTGATTTTGCGATGTTCGCCTCCAAAGATTTCAGCTATCTCTTTATCGTAATGATAAAAATAAGGTAGTTTATAGGCCATACCTACATAATTAGAGTTAAAGCGTAGGGTTTTAGGAGCAACTTCATTAAGCAATTTTTGCAAATCCTTACGCCATTGGGATAAAGTAATCCCTTTCAGCGTCAAAACCATTAATTTTGATGAAAAATGACGCTTGATATCTAGTGCAAGAATCCTGTCTTCATCTGTAATGCCGCTGGCCTTGGCGTCGTACCAGTTGGCAGTAGTCCAAAGGGGGCTGGCAGCTGTTTTATATAGACTTTGGTTGTTTAAACGATACTGAACACAACTAAGTGTAATTAGGTCTTCTGTGATTTCGGGTACTAGGGCGTCGGTAGGCGCTGCGCCAAAATCATAATTGTATATTAAATTTTTAATTGCTTGGTAATCCCTCGTAGCCATTAGATTCTCCGATCAACTTCAATAATTTGGGCAGCACACTTGCCGCCAAATCCAAACGAATTATTCAATGTCCTAAGGATAGGTTTATCATCAAATTTTATATTCTCTCTCACCAAACAATTATGAACATCCATAGTTGCCTTCGTAAGATTGTGAATATGAGGAATAATGCCAGTTTTCATTGATTCAATTGCATAAATTGTTTCTACGATACCTGCTCCTCCTAATGTATGACCAATCTTAGACTTAGGTGCATAGATAGGAACATCCTGAAAATAATCAGTAATAGTATTATATTCAATCACATCTCCTACAGGAGTGCTAGTCGCATGTGCAGAAATCGCATCAATATGCATCCCGCTACGCAAAGCCTTATCCATAGCTAATCTGGCGCCTCGCCCGTCTTGTGCAGGGGAAGTCTGATCAAACGCATCACTTGCTAGTCCAGCAGGATATAGAGTAGCGTGAATGGTTGCTCCATATTTCTCTACTGTTCGGGATGATGCCAAGATTAAAACGCCGGCACCGCTCCCTATAACGAACCCTTCACGGTTATCGTCAAATGGTTTGTTGTCATTTCCAAGAGCATTGATCGCCATGAAATTTTTCATAGCAACATTATGCGATCCAACATCACCACTTCCACAAACGACATAATCATACTCGTCCAACAATCGCATAGCGTAATCTATAGAGAAAATACCAGTCGAACAGGAGGCAAAAACAGAAGTGCTTGCGCCCATAAATCCCCAGTAACTACCGATGTGACAGCAAGCCATATCTAGAATGCGATTAACTACTATTCTAGGGTTGATACGCTTGTTGGTTAAAAGTTTAGGAAAATGCTCTTGAAGGGTCTCACTATCATTTAAGCAAGTGCTAAAAATAACTGCAACATTACTACTAATCGGGAGATTTGCCATCACTAGTGCTTGGTTAGCAGAGTGCATCGCAAGTTTCTGCGTCAGTGTGGTTCCTTTGCTATTCCAACCATCGGGTAATACCAAACTAGATTCATCAACACAGTATGCTTGATAAATCTTTAAATTTTCTTCTTTCATTGGTTGTATAACCGAAGAGTAGTCAAGGTCATCTAGCATATGACGAAAGCAATCTTTTGGATTGTTTCCTAAAGCATCTACTAAACCATACCCAACTACGTATGCTTTATCAATTGCCATATTACATTATCCTATTGTCACGTCTTCCATGCCGGCAGTCCTTAATCTAACCACATGCCCTAGCATAAAGTTTTTAGAGTCAAGTCCCTTCATAATTCCTAGATACTTATTTCTCATGAGAGCAACATCATTGATGATGACTTCAAAATCAATGACCTCTTGTTCGCCGTCAACATATTTCTCAGCATCACGCGAGGTCAATGCACGGGCATATCCTTCAAGATACTTTTGGAAATGTTTCCTACGAATCTGTCGCAGTTGTATATTAAGGAAGTTGAGTACCGCTTCGACCTCTTGTAGTTGGTTGAAGCGATACTCTGTGATTCCCGGTAATGCAGCAATATTCTTTTCTACATTACCATACACCTTCACATCTGCTTTTGCAGAAATGATTTCATTTTCGTAGTGTGAGATGAAGTCCGGTAATACGCTCAAGTCCTGAGTAATCCGGCTGTACCATGTCATTAGTAATCTTCTTCATCATAGTAATCGTCTTCCTCTTCCTCATCATCTTGAACACCCCATTCAGGAGTTTCCAGATAATAAGATAGTGCGCCTTTTACGTCGGAATCTAGCCTAAACACTTGCTTAATTTCAGCCGGAGAGTAAGCCTCATCAACCAGATAATTGACAAGCGTCTCAGCAGCAGAACCGATATCACCTGTTTCAATGCTGGGCTTTAATACTTTCCAAATTTCATTAACCAGTGCTAGACTCATTCCATGACTTCCTCTTCTTCTGGATTAGCAATATTTAGACTAGCACGAGGCTTTTTAGTGAATTCCAACATCACACGATCAAGACAGCCTTCATCATTGCGTTCCCAACCCTTGCGGAACTTCTTGATGATCGTGCCATCAACGCAATTATATACGAGGGAATTGCCTTCCTTCTTGAGAAGTTCCATAGCCTCAAACATATCAAGCAAACCTGAATAGGGATTCATACCTGTCTCATATGGAATCTTGACTTGAACTGATTCAAAAGGTTTACCGTAACGGGTCTTCATCACCTTGCACGCAGCACGAATACCACGCACTTCGCTGATCTTGTTACCGTCTTCATCTTCCTTGAGCTTTAGCTTCTTCATCGCAACTACGATAGAAGATGCGTAGACAAATCCTTGACCACCACTGATCTTGTCATCAGGGTCAAACATGTCTTGAGATGCGTATGTATGATTAGTCGCAACAAGACCTACATTGTATGAACCGAACATGTTGACACAGTTACGAACAAGAGCAGTCAGTGCCTTAGGCTTGCGACCCATGTCGCCCTTCATATCACCTGCTTCAAACTGATTAACATCAGTTGGAGTGAGCAACATACCGAGGCTATCAACGACGAACAACACCTTAGGACGGTCTTCTTCTGCCATAGCCTTATAACCCTTCATGAATTCGCTGATAGTCTTACCAACGTCATCAATCATTGCCATATTGAGTTTCAGCAACTTGCTTTCGCTTGTGTCAACACCCAAAGCGTGTAGCCAAGATTCATCCAAAGCATTCTCTGAATCAATTAGAACAACAAAGATGCCTTGCTCTTGGGCATTGCGAACCAGATTACCGGAGCAGATAAATGATTTTCCTGCTCCTGATTCTCCAGCAAAGACAGTAACCTTACCAAGAGGAATGCCTTTATTAAAATCACTGCTAATACGATAGTTGAGTGCATAGTTACCTGTACTAATCCAATCTGTTGGGTCATTGAACCCGATACTAAGACCATCAATAGCCTTAGTAATATCTTTCCTAAACCTACTTACATCGAAGGGCTTCGCCATATTATTTCCTTATCTAACGATTTGTTTCATCTTATCATTGTAAGATATTTTTTCAAGCAGTTCGGGACATTGTTCAGCAAGATTATCTAGATCAACGTCCATCGGATAGTGACGCAGAATACCCCTTGCACGGTCACGGATGATGCTTGGAACCCTTGGAGTCTTGCCTGGATCGCATAGTTCTTCCAAGAGTTTCTTGCTCTGTTTTAGAGCCCGATATCTTTCATCTGGCATGGTCATGTTTTTTCTCCCATATATGATCGGGGGTTATTAGCCCCCGATCATTAGGACAATCCTATTTGGATTGCCTTTCCCGGATCATCTTCAAGATGTCCTGCGCCTTGTCGGTCGATGTTGATTTGGGAACAACAACGGGATCTACATCAAAGGGAACAGCGTCATCTTCGTCAACGATAGGAGATGCAACTACGGGGGCGCTGGTTTCAGCAGTCACCGATTGTTTAGCCGTTGCTGCACCAGCAGGGGCTTCAAGTCCGTAAGGACGATAGTAAGCACCCCACTTGTCGTTGTCGTAAGGACGACCATCAACCGAAGCTTCAAACATTTCCTTGATGATACGGAGTTCAGCTTCAGATGGCTTCTTAGGTAGGAAATCTGCTAGATTAAACAGACCGTGTGCTTCAATAGCAGCTTGCTCGACCTCAGTCAATGCCGATTCCTTACGGGCCCAAGTAGAAGTAGAATAGTCAGCATAGCCTCCCTTAGCAGACTTCTTGATGTTGAAGTCAAGACCACGCATATAATCGGTTGGCAACTCTTCCATCTCAGGATCCATAAGCGAAGACTTGATGATCGTGAAGATTTGCGGAGAGATAATAAAACGACGAATAGGATTCGCAGGAGTCGTATCATTGCCGATAGGATTCTGCCGTACAAATCCTTGGAAGATGTAAGTACGCTTCTTCCAATACTTGTTAGCCATATCCTTCAGCGTGTCATCCTTATACCAAGGGCGGACTTCTGCGAGAATGGGGCAGTTATCCCCATACATCTCTACGCAAGGAACCTGAACAGTGAGTTGTTTGGAATTAGAGTCACCCTTGACCCCATTGAACGGCAACTTGATCATGTTGCGTTCAACCCAGAAGAATGTATTACTGGAATTAGCATCTGGAAGGAAACGAACAGATGCAGCAGCACCCTCATCCATATTCCAATGTGCGTAGATTGCATTGTCAGATTGTGTATTAGAACCGCGATCTTGGTTCTTATTTTCGGTCGCCGAGATACGGGCCCGGATTTCTTGAAGTGATGCCATTTTGTTTTTCTCCTTTTAAATGTGCCTAAGTTGAGCTTTAATATGTGTTTTATGTTTCGCTGTCAGGAGACAACTAACACAGTCTTCAATATAATGTATATTGCTTCCTGTGTCAATGTATTTATCATGCGAATGGGTAAACAGATGTTTTTACGCTGATTTTGGGTATTTTAATGTAGCATTCACCCTGCGAACACTATGGCTTATTCCGCAATATTGAGTACACTGTGACATGACTTCTCTAAGATTGTCAGTACCATACCAGAACATTCGCAGGTCTCCCCTGTTAGTGAGTTTATATCCAGGAAACTTGTGTGAGAAACACAGTCTTGCGACACCATCCATATCCACCATTATGTTCCTGTTGAAACTATTACAGATGAGTTTTGTGGTACCGCTGCCATCCCATCCTAATAGGGCATCTTGGTTGTTGTGAACACTGTCATGATACATCTCTACAGTGTCAATATATTCAGGATCTAA